TTGAGCAGCAAGTTGCTGAAGTACAACGCAAACCGGTCAATCATCCCAAGCCGGCCGTTACGCGCCAAGCTGACGCCATCGCCTGAGATGGAGGCATTCGCCAGGTCGGATTTCTTGATCAGACCGCCGATCCACGGCGGAATAACCAGCCAGCGCCCCGACTCGGGGATGTTCTGCTCGTCCAACACGGTGCCCATGTCGACGATCACATCGACCACATTGGTGGCGTTGACCACCAGCGGCGTGCCAGAAACCCCGAGGTTGATGTTATCGCTGATAATACCTGACGTGGCGCCCTTGTTATCAGCCGAAATATCGGCGTAGATACTAGCCAGCACCGAAGTATCAATCGTGATCTTCATCTGCTCGGCGGCATCGTCGCTCCACATGGACAACAGTTCCATGTCGGCTTGCAGGCGCATCACGTCATCCAATACCAGATTGAAGTATTTGGCGTTGTCTATCGTGAGTTCGACCGTCGTCCCAGAGGGGCGATCAACCGTCAGCGCCATGTCTAGAGTGTAGTCCTTAATCGCAATCGTGGGCTTGGTGCGGATTTTCACCTTGTCGCCCATATTGCGGATTTCGCCCTCGTAGTCGGTATTGGAAATAGCCGCGAGGACGGTTGCCGCGTAGAACTTCTCGATCAGTTTACCCGACCAGATTTCCGGTACAAAAACACCACCGGCGGCTGCGCCGGAATAGGCGGGAGAGGCCGCACTACCGCTATATGGTGTACCTTGTGCAATTGCCATTTAGGGGGCTCCTGAAGACACGAATCATTGGGAAATTCGTCCTTCTTGGGCCGCCAATAAAATATCCCGCTCAAGGCGATCCGCTTCCTGTTCGCGGCCCTTGAAACGGCCTTTTAATCGGCCCTCGTAGAACGACTGGATGTCGCGGTTGGTCCAGAGGCGTCGTTCCGGAGCGCCGGGTCCCGGTGTCGCGTTGGAAGCGCGGCCGGGGGCAGCGTATGCCGCAAGATCAACTTGACCCGCACCGTTCCCATAGTATCCCCCACCATTACCATTGCGAGGGGTTACGGGATACGCCGTCTGGGCAGGCTGAGCCTGCGGCATACGCGAATAATCGGTATGCTCGTGGAGATACGCTTTGAAAAATCTGCCGGTGCGCACCGCGTCGCCGCCGGCATAGGCTTCCCGGAGCATGTCCAAGCGACGGGCTCCGGAGAATTGGTCGATATCGTTGAGCCAGGCATTAAACCCAGCGTCGGTGTCCAGTTGCTGCCAGCGACCCTGGAGTTCCGGATCGCGGTCCAGCTCCATGCGAACGCGGTCTTTCAAACGGTCGCCGCCCAATTGCTGGTGGTATTGGCGCAGTTCGTCGATCTGCTGTTGCTGGCGTTCGAAGTCGCGCTGCACCTCGGCGCGCGCCCAGCGTCTTGTGCTTTCGACAAAATCTGGACCGTACGTGGTGTAATCCTCTTCCGGGATCTCGACTTCCGTGGGATTTTGGGCTGCCATAGGCGGCGCCTCTTGCCGAGGTGCCTGCTGCATCGTCGCCAGCAGGTTCTCGAGTTGCTGGATGTGCTGCCGCATCTGCGGGATTTCGTGATCGTACTTGCCTTGTAGCGTACGGTAACGGTTCTGCCAATCGTCATCCTGCCGTGACGGCACCTCTGGAGGCTGCTGGTAGGGTTGTTCGGTTAAGGGTGGGTCTGTGCCCTCCGGCGCGGTTCCCCCCACCACAGCGGCTTCTAACTCGTTATCCGCCAGCATCTGTTGCTGGAGTTCCTCTGCCCGCGCAGCGGCCCGGCGCACCGCGTCCGGCATGCGCGGCGTATAGTCGGTGCCGTTTGGCACCGGGGTTACTCCGGGAGTATCGGAAACCTGCTGGTCGCGATGCTCTTGGCCGACGTCAGACATCAGTACTTGGCCTTAATGCTGGGCTTCTGAGTGGAACGCTGCGGCGCGTCGGCGCCGGCTTCCATCACCCACAGGGCACAGAACACGTCGCGCACGCCGCGAGCATAACCGCAGGAATCGGCGGCGCCGGTCTCAATAGCGGCGTGCATCAGCTTGCCCATGTGTTCTTCCAAGGCACCGACAATGATTTTCCAGTCTTCCGTGTGCTTCAGACGCTGCCCAGCGTCGAAGGCGTTGGAACCGAGATTCAGTGCCATTTACAGTCCGTCCAGCTCATGCTTTCGCTTCGCTCATAGTCCTTCCAGGCCGGACTCTTTGCGTTTGCCATAGTGGCCGAAGGCGCGGCGGAACTGCGCCTCCGGCCCGCCGATGTCGCGGGTAATCCCGGCGGCCCGCTGCCCGGTGTAATTCCCCATGTTCTGCATCGAGCGCGATTTGCCGATGGGGTTGGGAAACCCCTTCTGCGGCGAACCGGGCAGATTGCCGCCGGTCATACTCGGCGGCAGGTATGGCCCCATCGCGGGTTGGCGGGTCTTCGCCATCAGTCAATCCCACCGACATAAATCTTCGTCGCTGGCACTTTCTGCGGATTCATCGTGCCAATGACCCGTGCCTTGCCCTTGGGGTAAAACCGAGACGAGACAGTGGGGCCGGTACTCGTGCTGGTGCCGCCGGTGACCGGGGCGACCTTTCGCAAATCGCCGTCACCGAACTCGTTAGTGGCGTCGGCGGCGGATTTCTTGGGGTACTGCAAACCGTTCATCGGGTTCTCCCTTCTAGCGCCGTCGGCGCCTGTGGGTTGCCACGCAGATAATCCATCATCCGGTCCAGCCGGTAGCGCTGCTGCGGCGTGTAGGCGGTCTTGTTAAAGTCGGTCGGCCACTGATCGAAGGCATAACCCCGGAAATAGGCCGGCAAGCCGGAGGTCTTCTCCCATTGATCATAGGGACGGGTCTCGCCTTCGTTCTTGGTGTAGTACATATGCTGCGCCTGCAGCAATTCCTTCTGAGTAGGGTTCAACGAAGCGGCGAAATCCTCGTAGTGCTTTTTAATCACCGGGTCCGACTTGACCATATGGTGGCTGACGACATCCCCTAATACATCAATCGGACGGGCATCCGGCCCAATCTCCATGCCAGACTGGTCGATGGGGATAAAAGCCGGCCGGGGTCGGGCCGGGGTGCCGGGCTCGCCGGCCGGCCAGTACTCGGTCGATTCGCCAGGGCCGGAAAATAACCCCTGTTTGTGGATAACTGGGAATTCCTTCACCGCATCCTCGAATATCTCGATGGGATGCTTGGGTTTCTTCGATGTTTCGGCCGGCTCGGCGCCGGCAGCGGGAGCCGCCTGCTGCGGCAGGGTCGACGAACCAGTTTGCTCATGGAGATGCTCGTCGCCCACGCTCGCACGTGCGCCGGTCTTGGGGTCGATCATCTCCAGATGGTTGTATTCCTTCGGCCCCATATGTCGCAACGGGAACCCGAGCCCGTGCTCGGGGTGCTTGCCGATCCAGTCGAGCACGACGGGGTCGTTGCCCAAATCCATCGCCATACCGTGCATATGGCGAGAGTTCTTAACGCTTGGATTAACCTGGGCCTGCCGGGCGGCGTCGCGATGGCCGCTGATGATGTCGACCCGAGCTTTTACCTCCGGCGGCATCGCCGCGACCATACCAGTAAACCGGCGTGCCATCTCGTCCTTGACACCCTCGACGCTACTGGGTTGTCCGAGTTGAGCGTTACCGCGAGCGTAGGGGGAGAGGACGTCGCCGGCATAAGACACTGGTTCGAGGGCACTAGCCGGAAGCCGAGGACCGGTAGGAATAACCACGTCCTGCGGCGGCAGAACACTCGGCGGGGTATCGCTGATAAAACCGCGCTCCGCCGGGCTAGCGAAGCCGGATTTATAGTTTGGGCCGGTAGGTTCGTCGCTAACCGGCGCGTTCGTGCTGCTACCCCAACCTTTTTCTTTATCGAGAACCGGCTTATCCCATGGGCTAGGTGGTATGGGCTCAACGAAAGGTTTTTGCTCGCCGTAATAAATCAGGCTGTCATTCGCCTCCCCTGGTCTTTCTCGCAAAAGAATATCCCCCCGGCTCCAATCCAGCTGCGGCATTGGGATATTCTCGCGCCCAATCGGCTCCGGCTCGAGCGCGCTAGCCATTAGACACCCCCGGCGGCGGCCGGAAGTTATTCTGTTGTGGGCCGCCGCCACCGCCTGGTGGGGCAGGAGGTGAGCCAGCACCGCCGCCCGGCATTACCGGCGCGCCTTGCGCTATCGTGGCGGCGGTGCCGGGGGCGGCACCGACCGCGCCGGCGAGCTGGGTCACCGCCTGAGTGGGGTCCATCCCGGCCTTGGCTGCGGCAGACCCGGCC